TGTTTCTCTGCAGCCTGACGATTAAACATACCACGTTCACCACTCTTAGACTCGTATAGAGACAACCACTCACGCATAAACGCACCAGTTTCTGCAGCATCTGTGTAGGCTACAGAGTTATTAGATAGCGCACGTTGTTGATTATCTTCCCACCAAGCACCTGACTTAGCATTACGCATACGGTTGTCTGAAAGGTTGCTGAGAGAGATTAAAGCACTACGTCTTACCCCACCTACCACTACAACTTCTGCGATCTTACACATCAAATCATGACAGTTGATAGAGACTAACTTACGCTGTCCTTTTTCTAAAGCATCTTTAAATATATTAATAGTGAACTCAAACAGTTCTTCTAAAGGAGCAGGGCCACTAGCACGACCACCAAATGTTTTAAGCCTAGCTCCGTATGGTCTAATGTTAGACACATCCCAAGTAGGTATCTGCCCTGAATATAGTAACGATAACATTTCTTTGTAGGCTTTTGCCCACCCTATTTTAGAGTCAGCTACTTTAATAACTGTATCAGAAACAAAGAGTTCTTCTGGTAAGTCAGGAAGTTGGTTAACATACTGACGCTCCACACTAAAGCCTACACCAGTACCACACATAAGTATGTACAGTGTCTCATCAAAAGCTCTAGGTGTATCAACAGCTACATAGCTACAGTTAAATCCTGCTACGTTATCTTTCTCTAATGCTTTACCTGCTGACATTAATGCTCGCATACTGGGCATAATTTCTAACGCAAGCACACTGTCTTCTAAGTGCTTTCTAATAGCAGGCCAAGTAATGTTATCTACGCTGTGGTTTTCTTTTAAATGTTTCTCAAAGAAATCAAAGTATCGAGCTACTGTTTCATCCCAAGTCTCTCTACGTTTCTTATCTTCGTTCCATCTAGCATACCTACTAAGATGTATAAACTGTTGGTAATTTGTAGGTAGCCCTATGTTTTTGTTTTTTTCTATCATGTTATATTCCTGTTAAATTTATATTTATAGTGTGTGTTATTACTAATAAGTAAGAGGTAGCAGCAATCATTAAAAAGATAATAGGAACAAGAGCATCCCATAATCTTACCTCTATTTCTAATAAGCCCTCCATACCTGCTAATGCTATGTTCCATATAATATATGATAGACAAATCATACTTTGTGTAAAGGCTAACCCCGCAATTAAAAAAGCAGAAGCTAAATTAAAAGTAAAAATAAAATGTATGCTTATTATTATTCCTATAAAAGGAATCATATATAAAAGCCTACCCATTATTTATATTCCTTTCCTATACTTTTGTAATAGAGTTTCTTAAAATTAATTTCTTGTAGTAGTGTAGCAGGTAAATCAGTTAAGCCGGTGAGTGAAGAAACATACTGTCTTACATAAGGAAAAATTATATGTGGACAATCTATTGCAAGGGCTTCTTCTTTTTCTGTTTCATTTTTAAAATCATTAAGCCGAAACATCCCTGCATAAACAAAATTTAAAATATATAGATGTAAATAATCAGCAGTATTAGGCCCTGTAGACTTCCTGTTTGTAGCCGCTATATTTATAGTTAGATTAACTTCATGAACATCTATTCCGTTTATTATATGTTCACCGTAACTTGAGTTACATGAGAAGTCTGTGCTTACTTCGCCGTTCTCTTGAACTAACTTGTCAAATACTGCAGGACTATCTGGTGTTTCTATGTTTGATTCTTTTAAAAATATTCTGTCTATTATAATTTCACTCATTACTTGTTCCATCCTTTTCTTAGTTGTCCATCAGGTATATATTGATTCATATACTTTGTATCTTTTAATTCTTCTTCTGATTCTTTTAACGCAGCAAGTAATTTATTTTCATACCATTCAGCTTTCTTTAAATCTTCTACCCCGTTCTTATAACGGAATCTCCATCTGTATTTCATAGAGTTCCCGCGTAAGTAGCCTATAAATTCTTCTATACTTAACATAGCTTTGATTGCATCAATACATTCTACTTGGCCTTGATTGTAATGCTCTGGATTATTAACTAGATCTTTCATTACTTATACTCCTTTGGTAAAGTTTCTTCTGAATACCAAGTAAAACTATTTGCTTCAGCCCACTCAGCATGTGTTCTTTTAGTTCCGTCTTTTCTTTTCTTAGCTGCGGGCATGGGAGCATAAGGTTTTTGAAAAAGAAATATAAGTTCTGTTGTGCTAGGTAAAGCTTTCCTAACCCATAGATACTTGCTGTACTCCGCGTGATCCCAAAACCTACCCTTTGCTTCAATAAGTATTTTATCTTTTGCAAAGTCAGGCTCGTAGGTATGCTCTACTACATAAGGTACTTTGTTTGTATGGTGACTCCACGATTTAAGTATACCCTGATGTAACTGATACTCCCACTTACTATCGTATCCTTTAGGAACATTCTTTTCTTTAGGTCTTATTTTTCTAGGAAATCTACGCGGCAATTTCTTCTACCTTTGGTAAACGCTCAACTTTTGTTAAGTAAGTTAAACGATTAGAGTATTTAAAAATTCTTAAGCCTGCTCCATCATTAGCATCTTTATGGCATTCAAACTTATGCGCACACCAGTTACATTCATTAGGTAGTTTCATGTTTCCAGAAGCCCCATCAGGTATAGGACTATAGCATCTAGCAGGAGGCACGTTCTTTTTTAACTGTTGCTTTATTGTTTTAATCTTATCATTAATATTAGGCTTATCTAAACTTAAAGGTTTAAATAAATTTAACTCTCCTGATTCTTTATTGATAGCTAAGAACCCACCGCCTGTAGTTTGTTCTGCTTCTTCATAGCCTGCTAGCTGTGCAAGGTATCCGAAAGAATCTTTTTGAGGAAGCGTACCAAACAAAAATTTCTTAAAGGCAAAGTTAGATGCTGACTTAATATCTACTACCTCTCCATCTATCTTACAATCCATGTGTCCTTTAATACCTTGAACACTAACTTCTTTTTGTTGATCTGTTATCTTATGTCCTGATAACTTAACTAAAAACAAAACAACTTCTTCAAGCAAGTGACCGTATAAAAATTTAATCTGTGTTGAAGCAGCTAATGTATTTTTCTTAGGATCTGTTTTCATATCGTACCATAGTTGCCTTTCTGGTCTACCTATATTAGACATGCGTAAGTAAGGTTTCTTTACTTCTCTTGGCGTAAGCCAGTGTTTCATAGCTGACTTCATACCTTCTGCAAACTCATCTAATTGTTTATCAGTAACCTTTAAAGTTTTACCGTCACTAATTTTAGATACTTCTTTGTATATGTCCTCTACTACTGTGTCTAATTTCTTCATGTGTTTTCCTTTTGGTGTTTTGCAAAATACGCTAATGCTCTTTTAATATTTTTTAAATTTTCTTGAAAATGTCCTAACCCTCTATTGCAACTAGCACATAAGTAATCTCTAAATTTATGAGTATCATGACAGTGATCCATGTTCCATATTGTTTCTTTACCAACAGAATTTTCCTTGCCTACTAAACAAATAGGACACTTATGATTCTCATCTGGAGGAAGAGCCTTTCGTTTTAACCTCGATTGTATACGACCAATATCACGTTCACAACTTCCACATTCTCTTCTTTTCCATCTGTGTTGTATATCTGACCACGAAAAATTCTCTAAAGGTTGCAGCTCTTTACAAACAAAACATATTTTATTATTAGGATCTTTTATTTTTAAAGGTTTATCTTTTTTAAAAAAATCTAACTGCTTAGTGCGTTTCACTCCAGTTATCTCCTATTTTATACTCGCCATCTAAAGGGCAATTCATATTCAATACAGTAGCAGTATCAATCATAGCTTGTACTCCTAACTGTCCTACTTGTTCAGCCTGATCTTCTCTAACTTCTATCTGCCATTCGTCGTGTATGTTAGCTACAAACTTAGCATCCAAGTTAAGTTCTTTAATCTTATTATCTAACAATACTAAAGCAGTCTTCATAATAACTGCGCCACCGCCTTGCAATAAAGTATTTAAACTAAGCCAAACTTTTTCTTTATTCATATGTATAATTCTACCATCTAATGCTTTAAGATATAGCTTAGCTTCGACTGATTTTATAACCATCTGTGTAAGTAAAAGAAGAGAAGGTAAGTTTTTGTAAAAACGTTTCTTTAAAGCAGCCCCTTCCTTTGCGCTTCCGTTTACTATCTGCCCAATCCTAACATCACCTGCAGAATATATAAGCGCATAGATAAAAGTCTTAGCTTGATCTCTAGTTGTAAGACCTGCAAAGGCTTGATTAGTACTGTGAATATCCCCTGTAATAATTGCATTAATATAATCTTTATCTTTCATATAGTGTGCTAAGACTCTAAGCTCAAGACCTGAAGCATCTATACCTACTAACTTATATCCTTCCGGTACTGTCCAACAACTTCTACATTCTTTACCGTAAGGCTTACCTTCTTTTGGTGTCTGTGCTACGTTAGGATTTCTATGTGTCATTCTTCCTGTATAAGCTCCGTTAGGTATAACAAAACCGTGTACTCTACCGTCTTTAGATAACTCTAACCAAGAGCTAACTTGTGCTACTCTTTTTTGAAGCATCATAAACTCAGCAATAAGTGTTGCTTCGGGTATACCTTTAACTTTTTCTAAGGTAGTTTCATCTACAATAGGTTGGCCAGTAGGTGTAAACTTATTAGGTTTCCATCCAAAGTCTATAAGGTATTCACCAATTTGTTTACGACTAGCTAAGTTAAACTCTACCCATTTCTGACGCATAAAAGGTTGAAAGTTATTTGCTTTA